GTCTTTAACATCTTTAACTTTGCCTGTCATGTTCTGAACATTTGCCATATCACGAGCTATCAATTCAGCCGTTGACATGTCTTTAACATCTTTAACTTTTCCAGTTATTTTTTGATTGTTGGCCATTTCATGAGCTAATAATTCGCCTGCAGAAATGTTTTTTATTTCTTTAATTTTGTCAGTTTGTTCATTAGAAGAGTCACCGTATGCCGCTATTGATAATTTGTTTAGATCATTAATAGCTTGTTCTTTGGCTGCTTGTTCTTCTTCTGAAGATGCAGCTTGAATATCGGCAAGCCTAGATTGTGCTGTTTGAAAATCTTCTGCCATCTTGGCTTGATTAGCAAGACCGTTTTTATCAATGTCATTTAATACATCGAGACGAGCTTGATCACTGGCTAAATGTTGTTCAGCTCGAGCTTTTCGTTTTTCAGCTTTGGTAAGTTCTTTTTGTTCTTCGTCAGTTAATTCTCGTGTGGCTTGTATAGTTTTTAAATCTTGAATTATTTGAGATTTGTTAGCTATAGTCTGCTGATCAAATGCAATATCTTCTTTAGCTTGTCTTTTTTCTTCGCCAATCTTTATAACATTCTGTTCAGCGTAGTTTTTCTTCCATATCTCTGTATATTGTTTAGTATCATCTTCTGTAACTGATGATTTAGTATTTTGACCCGATGGTGCTGCAGGTGAAGTACCTGGATTTGATGCTGAACTTATAGAAGTGGTTACCATCTTACTCATGGCGTTTATATCAATTCCACTGTCACCTTTATCTTTAGTTAATGCTTCCGTGGCTGTTGCTAACCCATCTAACTTAATATTCTGCATGAGATTTTGCATTTTATCATCAGGTACGACATATTCTTTACCAGCTTCGCCTATTATTGCTAGTTCAGGTCCTGATGTAGTTGTACCTTCTGCATGCTTACTCAATCCTTGCAATGTTGTGTCAACTTTGCTCAGCCCATCGACGATTAATTGAGTTCCACCACCTCCTAACCCTCCAAGTGCCTGAGCTGAATTTCCAAGAGCATAACCAGTGTCTGGAGCACTTTTCACAGCTTTGTAAACATCTGCTGTGTTGCCTGCAGTTTGGCTTTTATCGCGTCCAGCGGCAACATCTTTTTCCATTGCAGCACCAAGACCTAATTTTTCTGTGCCACCGCCTTCTTTATTTCTCACCACTTGTGAAGGAACTATCTGTTGTGCTATGTGATTAAGCACTGGGCCTACTTTTTCATTTAAAGGTTTAGCCAAGCTATTCATCAATGCACTTTCAGCTGACCCTGCGGCTGTAGCAACAGCTACCAATGCTTCAGTGCTTTTACTTCCAGCTTTATCAGTTACTTTTCCTTTTTCATCTTCTGTCTTATTCAATTGTTCTAATTCAATCTGATGCTGTTGATCTGCATGAACAGCTCTGAGTTTTTGCTCTTCAGTCATGCCTTTCAATTTACCTTCGCGTTCTAATCTCAACAAAGTACCTTGTTCTGCTTCATAATACTTTTGATTCTTAGACATGCTGTCCATTTGAGATTTACCGGCTTCATAAGTAGCGCCTAAAGTACCTAATTGCAATTTATTAGCATCTCTTTGATTTAGACTGTTTTGTATCCTAGCTTCTTCAGCAAATTTATTTGCAGCTTCTATATCACCTTTTTGACTAGCCACAGCGGCTGATATTGTAGCTTGTGCTTCTTTTCCACTAATGGCTACTTGCATTTGCGCTTCTTTACTTTGTATCGTACCGGTAGCAAATACTTCTTTAAACATCTGGCCTTGGCCACGCAGTTCAGCTTCTTTCTGTTGTTTATAGTAGTTGTCACGAATAGCTTTAGCTTCGTCTTCGCTTTTACCCATGGTCAATAAACGAAGTTTTGATTCGACCTGCATGTCAGTCCGGGCTTTTTGCATTATTTCTTCTTGTTCTTTGCGACTGATGCCAGTTAATTTGGCCATGCCATCCATTTCAGTAGCTAAAGCAACAGCACTAGCAATGGCTTTTTTTCTGGATTGTTCGTTGTCCATATTAACACCTTGTTGCAAACTTGCTTGCAGTGCTAATACATCATTTATATCTGAAGTAGTCATGCCCAGTTTACGAAGACCATCACTAGCTCCGTTATCTTGCATTTCTTTGCTTAACTTGGCAAAATTTTCTGCGCCTTTAGTAGCGCTTCCACCTAACGCATTAAAGTTTCCAGCGTTCTTTTTCATTAGATCTGCAAACTCGCCTAGATTCAATCTAGCGCCAGATGCGGCTGCACTCATACCAACTATGTCGTTGCTGAAACTTGCCCCAGTATCACTTAGCTTTTGCCAAGTTTGCATACCAGGTTTAATTACTCCTTCTAAACTTGAATATGCTTTTTGGGCCGCGCCGGCAGCTGCGCTAGTACCTTCTAATGCTGTGTTTAATGGATTGAATCCGCCACTACGAATTTTGTCCAACGATTCAGCAAATTCTCCGGTAGCTTTACCAGCTCCGCCACTACTACCACCAGAGCCACCGCCAGAACTTTGAAGTCTTTTAGCTAATCTGTCCAGTGTGTCATCGCTTAAATCAACTTTATCAGCCATAAAAAAATCCTACAAATATGTCTTATATTTATAGGATTCAAAAAGTGACTAGTTTATGTTATTTTTTATAAATTGAATTGGCTGCTCTAGGTATACTGGCTATCTTTTTGACAGCAGGATCGTTAGGAAACGCTTTTATATAAGTCTGCACTTCGGGTTTCATAAACGCCCAATCATCTAATGTGCCGTCAGGGTTAGTAATATTAATGTTGTTGATTAAAACTGCGTTTGGAGCTGTGTTAACATTATTAATTTTACCTATCTGACCTAATTCGTCCGCAGCCACAGCGGCTGGATTAATTTTTCTTTTGTTTTCTTTTTCACTGTCATAGACTCCCATTCCAGGATTATCCATAAATTTATTAATAATAGGAATCTGACTCAGTAATTTCCTTAATTGATTCCAAGCCTCGTCTGGAATAGACCCAAAAAATATCAATGATTGCAACATGTTTGGACTTAACAACCATTTTTTAAAAGTATCGCTGTGTAAAAATGCTTCTAGTGCTTCAAACACCGCAGTTTCTAACACAATTCCTGTTATAGCACCTACTCCTCCGGCAAAAAAACCTACACCTAATGTAGCTACACCAAATATAATTTGAGCTAGTATTCTTACTATTTTAGTGTTGGCCAACGCAGTCACTAACCAAGGTGCAAAAGCCTGTACTTCCCATATACCCCAGAAGGCAGCCCTTGCATCTTTAAACTCTTTTTCAGTTTTAATCTGATTGTTTTCATACATCTTGTCTGTGACATAAAGATGATATACTAGTTCAGCACAGACAGCATACAAGGTTAATACTTTAAGAAAGATACTCCAGCGACCAATTTTTGCATCCCAAGCAGCTGTAGCGGCTTTTCTTGCGGCTACATTACCATCTTTGGCAATATTGTCATATAATTTTATCAGCTCTGCACTGGCACCTGTTGATTTAGCAGCATCGGCGGCTGCTTTAGCTGCTTGAGCATCTGCAGCTGTTTGAGCAGCAGTTTTGGCTTGACTGCCTCCAAACCATGTTAATGGATTTAGACTAAATTCGTTCAGAGCCTGTTTATTGGCGATAATTTCGTAGACTTTCATAATAGATATTTACCATTTAGTCTAATCAATTAAAAAAACCTTAAAAAGTGCGTATATAAATACACTATAAGGAGTAAGCAACATGGTTAATAATCCGTTACAAAAATATTTTAGGCAACCAAAAGTCTTTGTTAAATTGCCGTCAGGAGGCATTTACAGTAAACCAGGAACAATTCAAGGAGATGTAACTCATATGCCCGTTTATGGTATGACTGGCATGGATGAAATCATTAACAAAACTCCCGATGCGCTCCTGTCAGGAGAAAGTACTGCCGCAATTATTTCTAGCTGTTGTCCTAATATTAAAGATCCTTGGGAATTGAGTATCATTGATTTAACTATGCTATTGGCCGCAATTCGAGTTGCAACTTATGGCAATATCATGGCTGTAACACATGTTTGTACTAACTGTAAAACAGAAAATGACTACGATTTAGACCTAAATCGTGTTATTGAACACTACATGAATTGCAATTATGACAACAAAATTGTCTTGAACGATCTTACAATTACGCTGGTTCCAATGAATTATAGACAAAGCACCGAGTTTAATCTTAAAAATTTCAGACTACAACAACAAGTTGCTCAAGCAGAAGTAGTAGAAGATGAAACAGAACGACAGGCACTAGTATCAAAACTGTTTAAAGACCTAGCTAGAGTACAAAATGAAATTTACAAAGTCACTATTGAAAGTGTAAACACTGGCACTCAAGTTGTTACTGAGAGAGCATTTATTTTAGAATGGATAGATAACGCGGATCGTTCAGTATTTGAAGCTATTAAGGAATTGAATACTAAAAATAATGATACTTGGACTATGCCTAAATTTCCAGTGAAGTGTGATACTTGCGGAACTGAAACCAATATAACTGTGGAATTAGACCAAGCAAATTTTTTCGTCAGAGCCTAATTAGCTTATCAGCAGATGAAATTGAGCAGAAGTTAGTTAGGCTAGATAACGAAGTTAAAAATTTTAAACAAGAACTTTTTAAAATATCTTGGTATATGCGAGGAGGAGTAACTGTAAATGATCTCTTGCATAGTTACAGTTACGAAGATCGTGATATGATCTACAACGTGATCAATGACAATATTGAATTAACTAAAGAAACTAAAATGCCATTGCTTTAAGAAGAACTTGCGTTCTTCTGTTCTTCGCTTTCGCTCGAACTTGTTATACAATTTCAATGATTAAACGCGAAGCGTTAAGATATTATCCAGATTGTTCAGTCACACTTTGCCCAGGCAGGGCAAAGTGAAAAACATTATCCGAGTTGAACATGATCACTTAGCGTTACTGCATTACAGTGGCGGTCATCCGGTACCACGAGCAGAGTCTTTATATGACGGCGGTTTACAAATATACGCTAACATAAGTGTAAACGTGGAGCTACAGCTCCTCTTTTTGCCTTTTTAACTTTTAAAACAACCAAACCGCGGCAGATTTGCGATCCTCGTCCTGTTAAGGATAGTGGTTGAGTACTCCTCGGGCTAGAGAATTCCGTCCCCGTTATTATCCGGTTGTCTCTGGGCGCATGAAATTGGCCTGCGCTAGCTATTACCCGTTAATTTGTTTGCCTTTAATATGGGAGCCATGAACACGAACTGAGATCTGACCGTTATAATATTCGTCAGATTCTAAAACTCTGCGTGTGAATTGTTCTCGTGCCTCTATGTATGACGTTTCAGCCTTGGATTTACAATAAAATAGTATCTCTCGCCGAAAGTTTTCTTGACCTAACTGCGTAACATCCTTGCTCAACTCCGGGCTAGAACCATAATAGTCTTGCCAATCGCTGTCAATTTTGCTACGGATTTTCTTTTTTTTCTTAGTGCCGTTTTTTAATTTTACTGTTTTATAAGTAGTTTTAGAAAATTTTGCTAGTTTTTTGCCTATGTACATACGACCTGACTGTATGTTTGTTATAAGATATACAAATCCTACACAATCTTCAGGTAATGATGTTATTAATTCATTGTTGTAGTACCAAGACATACACTAGTTAGTGTTATCTTAGTCCTTAGCCTCTTGATTTTGATCTAATTTTTTTTCTCTTTTTGTTCTATCTAACCAGACACGATATTGTTGCACATGTTCTCTACGCTCACGAGCTATAATTCTGATCTGTGCTAGCCAATAACGCATGTTTTCTCCTGCAGACCTAGTTCCTTTTTCCTGCCATTTTTGATTTTCCTTAAAATATTCTCTAAAAGCAGCCATGAGTCTATCATGTGATTCTTCGTTTTGATATGGACTAGGCTCAACGTGTTTACTCATTTACTTCTAAATCATTAGCATAACTAGTATAGCCGTTTTCTTTTATAACTCTAAGTACATTGTTTACCCGGCCTATTAGTTCATCCTTATGGGAAATTAAGAAAATATTCTTCTTTCTTTCTCGACTCATTTTCTTTAGTATGCCTAATGCACCTTCAACACCACTAGAATCTAAGCCGTTATCTATTAATTCATCTACAAATAACAGATTGATCTGTTGATATAGACTTTCCCATACATCTCTAAAGGCAAAACTTAAACTAATAATGAGTCTATTGCGTTCTCCACGACTGAGATTATCAAAATCTAAGTCTTGACCTAGCTGTGTAATTATAACTGATAAGTCATTTTGGAATAACACACTGTGCGGTAAACCCATTTTATCAAGATAATAGGTTAATCTATTGTTCAAGTAGGATAAATTTTGATCAATAATTTTTTTACGAATAAAACTATCCTTGCTAGTTAACAGTTTTAATAAAAATTCTTGATGTTCTTTGATTAAGTTTAATGCATTTACTGTATCCCAAGAAATTTCAACCAATGCTGTATCAGTTAATTCATCAATTTGTTCTTGATAAGGATCTGTTTCATTGCTTTTAGAAATCAATTGGTTTTCTAATGTTGCTAAGTTATTTTGATGTTTTAACGCCTGTTCTAATGTATCATAGTAAGTACTAGGACAGCCATTGATCTCGCCAATGAGACCAATTTCTTTGGTTATTTTTTCTAGATCTGCTGTAAGTTTATTCTGGTATTGATCAGCTTCTTCTAAGTGTTTTGTTGCTGCTGCTGTCATTTCCCCATGTTTATGGTCGTGTAAGTCTTGTTCACAAGCATGACATTTTTTATCCTGCAACTTAACAAGCTCTCCTGCATATTTTTTTACGCTTCTTTCTGCCTGCGATAGCGCAGATTCTAGCGTTGCTCGTTCTTTATTAAGGCTTTTCAACAAGGCTGTTTTTTCATCATACACTTTTAACTCTGCATGTTTAGCAAGTTCTGCTTCTATATCAACACTTTCGAGTTCTACAATGCTACGACCAATTTTTTCTAGTTCATTATTGTGCTGATTACGCCATGCACTTTGTTTTGTCAACAAATTATCTATGCTTTTTTGAATACTTTCATTAGATTTTTTTGTAGCTTCTATATTTGCGCTTTCTTGTAAGATTTTATCTTTAATTTCTTTAATTAAATCTTTAAGAGATTCAGCTTTTTCGCTTAATAAAGTAACTCCTAGTAGTTGTTCGATGATTATTCTTTGATCATTCGCTCTCATACTTAAAAAAGGTTCTGTATAAGTGTTTAGTGCCACAATATGTTTAAACATATCATGACTCATTCCAATTAAATCATCTAAATCTTTTTGTGTTTCTCGAACATCGCCTTGTGCGTCATCGGTTTCCCCGCCTTCTTGTTCGATGTCATTAACATAAAATTTTAATATGTTTGGTTTACGACCTCGTTCGATTCGATACTCTACTCCATTTTTTTCAAAAGAAAGTGTAACTAACATGCCTTTGTTGTTAATCTTATTAATAAGATTATCTTTTTTAATATTAGTTAGTGCGTTTCCAAATAGTGCATAGCTTAGTGCGTTAACAATAGTAGTTTTTCCAGTACCATTACGACTTCCAGCATCATCCCCGCCTTGATCTAAATTTTCACCTAGCACTAGTGTTAGATTTTCTTGTGCAAAATTGACTGCTTGAGTTTGGTTACCCACACTCATAAAATTTTTAACTGTTAATTCTTTAATTTTCATAGGCTACTGTAAATTTCTAACAAGATATTCTTGTCATAAGTGTCACTTTCAATATTAATAATCTGACTAGATACAATTTGATCAACGCTTTCAAATGACTGGATATCTATATTAGTATTAATTTCAATTTCTTTTTTCTCGGCAATCAAAGTTAATTCTCGAATATCATATCTTTTCATAAAATCTTCTTTGACAAAACTAGCTTCTTCAAAACTAATATCAATGTCTAGTGTAACACGCAAATGACTCTTGGGCAAGATGATTGAGTCTGCTTCATCGATTAGCCGACTTAATGGCAGGGTTCTATAAGTAGGCTGATCGGGCCATGCATGGTATTCTGGTTGTCCTCCCCACTCTAGTATCATCATACCACGCTCATCGTCCCATGCATCTGCATAGTTGTGCGGGAAAGAATTACCAATATAAATCATATTCTTTTGTCGCTGACGCTTGTGAAAGTGTCCGCTAAATCCTAATTCATAGTTTTTAAAATTTTCTAAAGTAATTTCACCATGATCAGGCATCTGTACCATAGCGTTCATAAAGAAATTAGGTAATTCGAAATGACCAAAAATGTATTTGCCACCTTTATTGCTTACTGATTTCCATTCTTCGCCGACCAACCATGGACATAAGGTAACATCGCCAATAGTAGTAGGCTCATGTACAACAGTAACACCAGGAATGTATTTGCCAAATTCGACACTATGAATGTCTCGTTTATCTTTATAGTAAAGATCGTGATTTCCAGGAAAAAAATAAAAGTTATTAAAAGCCTTTCCAAGTTTTTCCAAGGCCCTGAGGCTATAATCCATAGTAGTAATGTTGAGACTATTACGATTGTGATGCCAATCGCCCATAAAGATACCTGTATCACAGCCTTCCTCTTTTGCTTTTGCAATATACCAGTCTACAAAATCTTCACAATCTTGATTATGTGTTGAACTGTTGCTCTTGAGACCGAAATGAATATCGGTCATACACGCAACTTTTTTAAATAAATTTGTCATTCGCTACTCTCATCAAATCGTTTTATAGCTGCTTCATGCTCACCTGCACCAGTACGACTGTAACTAGGATTCATTCCATTGATTTCTAAAATATCATCTCTTATATTTTGATTACGCTTTTCAGTATTAATAACTCTAACAAAACTATTTGTAACTGCGGCAGTAAAATAAGCAAATGGGTTATCACTTTTGCTTTCATCAAATTGTAAACCTATTTGTGTTAATTGTAAAATAGCCATGCCTTTCATTTCGTCGTTATAAGTGTAACCACGAACATTACCTCTAGTAGCATATCGTTCGCATAATTTGATCATCATGCGAGCAAGAGTATCGGTGATTTGTCCTGCATCTCGATCAAATTTGCCTTTAATTAGATCGCCTTTCCAATGACTTTTACCCACGCATATTAACTCGTCTTTATCATCGAATTTCCAATGCTGGAAAGGAGGAAAATTTACTTTATCTCTGTGATCTGCAAGGCTCTTAGGGTTCTTTTTTCTTGTTCCGTTTAACGGAATATGATCAAAAGTCATTACTCTAAATATAACATCTGTTTTTGCTATTTTTTTGTAATCTACTTCACAATCTGCAACTTTAATTTTTTCGCCTGCTTGCTTTCTGCGTTCAAATTCTTGTTGCCCTAATCTTTTTGCCCGAACTCGTTTAGCTTCTGCTATTGTTCGAATGTTAATTTTATCAATACTGGGTAAAATTAAATCATATTGATGATATTCTGGACTGGTAAAACTACAATAAGATGATTTTGACCTATGTATTTCTAACAACATATCCTTGTTGTTTAAGTAATTAACTTTTATTGTCATCCTTGAGAATCCTTTAATATCTAATTATAAACTATGCACTTAATAAAGTCAAATAAATAATATACCAAAAAGGAAAAATATTATGGCTTTAGGCGATAGTTTAGTTCAAACAGCATCTAGCGCGACTAATCTCATTAGTGCTGTTTCTGGTGCCAGCGACATAGGAAGTGCATTGCGATCTGGTAACTTACCTGCAGCTGGCGAAGCAATTGGAAATATAGTCAGTGCTGTTTCTAGTTTTAGCAGTAGCGTTAATCCGGCAGATTGGCGTGTACAATTGAGTCTTTCTTCTTGGACTAGCTTTGCAGGCAGTCCAGTTTTAAAACCTTTAAAGGATGCGGGTGGTCTCATCTTTCCTTACACTCCTACAATTAATTTATCTAGCAATGCAACTTATAACAAAATTGATACTACCCACACTAACTATACATTTCAAGCATTTAAAAATACAGAGCCTGGCTCTATATCTATATCTGCACCATTTAATGTAGAAGATGCTACTCAGGGGTTGTATTGGATTGCTGCCGTACATTATTTAAGAAGTTTAACAAAAATGTTTTCAGGAACTGATGCACTTGCAGGAAATCCTCCTCCTGTAATTTTTCTTAACGGGTACGGCAATTATGTGTTCAAGAATGTTCCAGTAGTTGTAACAAGTTTTAGTACATCATTGGATGCTAATTGTGATTATATTGGTGTAAATGTAGTTGGTAGTCTGTCTGGAGCTATCGGCGGAGCTGCTGGTGCAATTGGAAGTTTATCTGACAGTCTTGGTTCTGCCATTCCTGGTATCGGTGACATTACTAGTACGGTAAGTAGTATAGCATCAAGTGTAAGTAGTGTGGCAAGTTTAGCAAGTTCTTTAGGTATTACTGGTACTACTAGTGGCGGAGTAAGCCATGTTCCGACTAAAAGTACTTTAAGTATTACACTACAACCAGTTTATAGTAGAAATAGTGCTAAGAATTTTAGTCTAGACACATTTGTTACTGGTGGATACCTCAACAATTCTTTTGGATATATTTAATATGGCAGCCAGTTACGCTAATACAAGTCCGTGGTATAAAACTTCAATTACCAATAATTATTTAGATATATTGACTATTCGCCCTGTACCTGCAGAACCAGATGATTTTTTATATAAAATAGAACCGCAATATACTTACCGTCCTGATTTATTAGCATATGATTTATATGGTGATCCTTCTTTATGGTGGGTCTTTATGCAACGAAATTTAGATGTTATACAAGATCCTATTTTAGACTTTGTACCAGGAACACAAATTTATATTTTAAAAAAATCTAGTTTGGTAACTGTATTAGGATTATAATATGAGTCTTGATAATCTTTCAGGCTCTATCGATTCAGCTACAACCAGTATAACTAGTTCTATCAGTTCAGGTGTAAGTTCGATTGTTTCAGGAGCCTCAAGCGCATTATCGTCGATAGGAAATGCCATTTCAGGAGCTCTGAGTAGTTTAGGTACAGCTTTTACTCCAGTATCGGGCATTACTTTGCCTTTACCAAATCCTTTATTTTCTTATGCTAGCTACACCTATGTTTTAGGATTATCTTGTTTAACTGATGATCAGTTAAACAATCCAGATTCGGGTTATATATCAGGAGGAACTCCTCCACAGATTATTGCTATGGATGCTAATTCTCAACCTACAAATCGTGTAAAGATGGCGTTTGGTACTTTTGACTATTTTATAGACAAAGTAGAATTAGAAAGTACAATAGGTCTTGAAAAAGGCAACAATACAAATGTGGCAAAAATAGATTTTACAATAACTGAACCTTACAGTATGGGCACATTCATGATGAGTTTACAACAAGCTGCATGGAATTCTAATCACGATAATTACACTCAGGCTCCGTTTTTGTTAACAATAGATTTTAAAGGTAACACTGAAACAGGAACCATGCAAACAATTCCTAAAACCGGCCGAAAAATTCCTTTTAAATTTGGAGAGATTTCTATGACGGTAACTGAAGCAGGCGCAGTTTATAAATGTAGCGGTATGGTATGGAATAGTACAGCTCTAAGCGCTCATGTATCTCAAATAAAAAATGATGCCAGTGTTAAAGGATTGACTGTACAAGAAGTTTTACAAACTGGAGAAAAAAGTCTACAAGCTATGTTAAACAAACGATTGCAACAGTTAAAAACTGAAAATACTGTCGCTGTTCCTGATCAAATTGTAATACTTTTTCCATTAGATGTTAGTTCGGGTGGATCAAATTCAGCCGGCAGCACAGAAAGCAGTCAAGGTGCAACTACACAATCGGACGCTTCTACAGTTGATGCTGTTGCAAAGAAATTAGGTTTAACACAAAGTTCAATTCCAGCAAACGGTACATTGGTCCAAGATCCTGCCAATGTGAACGCTATTGGTAAAGCTCTTATGGGTTTCAGTGATACTAGAAAAGGCGATGCTCCTATAGGAAAAGATAATCAAGTTATTGATAGTAATGGTAACGCAATTCGTAGTAGAAATACAGTTAATCCTCAAATAGGAGATTTACGATTTAGCCAAGATACAGAAATTACCACGGCAATAGATACAGTATTGTTGAATAGTCAATATTCTATTCAAAATTTAGATGCGTCTAATGTAGATGACAAAGGACAACGTGCATGGTGGCGTGTTGATACTCAAGTTTTTAATATAACGGATAATTCATCAAACGCCGCAAGCACAGGTGACAAACCAAGAGTGATTGTATATCGAGTTGTTCCGTATGGAGTTCATTCAAGTAAACTTACAGCTCCTAATGCTAAAGCTCCAGGCTTTGATAATTTAGCAAAAGAGTGTGTTAAACAATATAACTATATATACACAGGAAAAAATGTTGATGTCCTAAATTTTAATATTGAAGTAAGTGCAGGATTTGCAGGCAAGATGGGCGCTACTGGTATAAAGAAAACAATAGATAATCAAGTACAAGCATCGGCATCTGGAGCAGATAATACACAAACTACTGATTTACAGACATTAGAAAACGGTCAAGCAGTTCAAAAAAAACTAGGTGTATTACCTCAACTGATTAGATATTCTAGTACAACTTATTCTGGGATTGGAAAAGGTGGCGGAGGTATCGGTAACGAGCAGACTTTTGCTGCACAACAATTCCATGATGCAATTACAAGTGCTTCGGGTATGGTGCAGTTAGATATGAAAATTATTGGAGATCCTTATTGGATTGCACAAAGTGGCACAGGCAACTATACTTCGATGCCAACACAATACCAAAATTTAAATACAGACGGTTCAGTTAATTATCAAAACGGTGAAGTTGATGTTATAGTAAATTTTAGAAGTCCTATAGATATTAATCAAGCTACTGGACTTTATGATTTTGGCAGTAGTTCGGGCGGTTCGGTACCACTGCTTCAATGGAGTGGAATTTATCAAGTTACTAAAGTTATTAGTAATTTTGATGGCGGCAGTTTTACACAGAAATTAAATGGTACAAGAAGGAATGGACAAGAATTGTCAGGTTCTGGATCGGCAAGCAACACACTAAATGTATCTAATCCACCAAAGGATACTAGTGGTGATTCAGATTAAGGAGAAAATTAATGGCAGATGAATCTACAAAAGAATACACAGCTCCACCTAAGGACCCAAAACCGGGACCTTTTCTTGCCAAAGTAGTAAGTAATTTTGATCCTACTTACATGGGAATTTTAGAGGTAGAAATTCTAAAACCTGTTGGCGGATCACCTTCAGAAGGTCAATTACATCAAGTAAAGTATATGAGTCCTTTTTATGGTGTTACAAATGTTGCTTACAATGGACAAAACAACGACTATAATGATACACAAAAAAGCTATGGCATGTGGATGGTGCCTCCTGATCTTGGAGTAACAGTTGTAGTAATTTTTATCGATGGAGATCCTCGACGAGGTTATTGGATAGGTTGTGTGCCTGACGATAATATGAATTTTATGATGCCGGGAATTGCAGCAACGCAATCATTAGTAAATGCTGTTGAAAAGGATGCATCTTCTAATGCTGGCCGTGCTCCGGCGGCAGAATATAATAAGGCAATTTCTGCTAATAATAATCCAAAAGATCCAGAAGCCCTTCAAAAACCAACTCATCCTTTGTACGATGTTTTAAAATCACAAGGATTGATTTTAGATGATATTCGGGGCATAACTTCTAGTAGTGCTAGACGAGAAAGTCCTAGTAATGTATTTGGTTTTAGTACTCCTGGGCCACTAGATAAAAGAACTGATGCTAAAAAATTTAAAATTGGTAAAGACGAATGGTTAGCTGATACATTCGTTAGTCGATTAGGTGGCAGTTCTTTTGTCATGGACGATGGTGATGCTAATTGGCTCCGTAAATCCTCGCCAGGCAATATAGACAATGGGAGTACAGTCGGAGGGCCTCCTGAGTACGCCAGCATAGATGCTGGTGATACAGATGGTGATGTAACTAGGCCAGCCAACGAACTGATTAGATTACGGACTCGAACAGGACATCAAATTTTATTACACAATACGGAAGATTTAATTTATATTTCCAATAGCCGAGGTACAGCATGGATAGAATTAACAAGCGATGGCAAAATGGATGTGTTTGCTCAAGATAGTATAAGTATGCACACTAGAAATGATTTTAATTTTTATGCTGACAGAGATATTAATATGGAGTGCGGCCGTAATTTTAGCTTAAAAGTTGGAGGTAGACACTATACAGAAATTGGCCAGAACAAAATTTTGTTGGTCGGCGAAAACAACAAAGTAAAAATTAAAGGCAAACAAGATAAAACTATTGATGGTGCTACAAAAATAACTATAAAAGATAAATTATCAATTAATGTAACCGGTGACACTCTATTAACTACTAGCGCAAAGTTTCAACTCAATAGCGGTGCTGATAACAATTTTACAGCAGGAGGAGGAACAAATTTCAATAGTGCCGGTGATATGTTAATTAAAGCGGCTAATACTGGAATTGATGGTGGGAATATAAATTTAAATTCGGGCGTAGCATCAGGTGCAGCCAAAGCTGATAAAGCTCTAAAAGCATCTCCACCTGTGCCTCTAACTCCTTATGATTTACCTACACCTGATAGATCATCTGTACCTGCTGGTGCAGGCCCAACAATTAATACTATTGCATTAAGAGTTCCTACTATAGAACCGTATCCTGGCCATGAAAATTTAAACCCAGCAGGATTTACTCCAGAAAATACAAATAGGGAAGCATTTTCTACAGACTTGAACATAGTTGATTTTACAGATGCCAATGATAATTCTGGCAATTTTGTAGGCAGCGATGGCAATCTTTATAGCTATAGTGACGACACTGGTTTATATACTTCATTAGGAAAAGCCAGCGCAGATCAACTTAAAACAGCTGGTGTAACAGCTGCAATAATAAAAGATACCCTGACAGAAGAAAAAGATGCAGCTGCTAGCGATCCTGTAGAAAATAACAATGCTGAAATATTACAATCATCAGACATTGCAGCTGCTGAAAAAGCAGATGCCGATGCATCTGCTGCTGAAACAAAAGCGTCAGAATCTGCAGCGGCAGCAGAAAATAGTACATCTTCAGCAACATCTGCATTAAACTCAGCAACATCTTCAGCAACATCTGCATTAAACTCAGCAACATCTTCAGCAACATCTGCATTAAACTCAGCA